CTTGGCCTGCAGGGCGTCGGCGTTGCGCAGGAAGACCTCCCACTGCGCATTGACCTTGCCGAGTTCGTCCTTTGTGAGCTTGACATAGCCGTTTTGCACGTCGGCCTGAAACTTTGCGTATTCCTTTGCGGCGTCGGTAAGCTTTTCTTGCCCGGATAGCTCGGCTTGCTGTACGGCGATTTTTTCTGTGATGGACCGCATCAGGCGGTCGTAGTCGTCTTTTTGCTCTTTGACGGCCTTGGTGGTGCCGAGGTTGGATTGATAGTTGTTGAGGGTTCGCGTGGGCGCAGCGTCCGGCGTGGCGTTACGGTTTGCCTCAAATTGCTGAGCGAGCCGCTGCGAGAACAGGGGCTTGCTGAGGGTGGCGTCGATGTCTTTGTTCATCGCCGCCATAAAGGCGTTGCGCTCCGAGATAGCGCTGGCAATCTTGGCCTGGCCTTCGGCCGTGAAGCCCGCGCCTACGGCCGTCATGCCGACTGTTGCCGCGGTTTCGATGTCCTTCCAGATTCCGGCCAGGGACATGCCCAGCACTTTAAACGTACGAGCAACACCGTCAAAAACATCAATCACCCGCGCTGCATGCATGGCCGCCTGTTCTGCCCAGCTGCGGATGGATCCGTCGGCGGCCAGATCTTTGGCCGCCTGCTGCATGCCGTCCGTCTTGCTCTTGGCATCGATCATCACTGTCAGGAAGGCGTTGATTGACGGCAGCACCTCCATCGTGATGGTCTTGTAAAGCGCGTTCTTGGCGATGGTCAGGCGCTTGATATTTTTTTCGTACTGGTCGGCTTGCTCGGCCTGGGCGGCGGTGGTCTTGGCGACCAGGTCGCCGGATTCGGCCAGATCCTTGAGATACGGGATGAGCTGGGCACCGGACTTGCCGAAGAGGTCTTGCGCAAGCGCCGTCTTGCCGACGCCATCGCGATACTCGGCCATTTTGTCGGCCACCAGCTTGAGGGCGTCGGCGCTGTCCATCTGGCGCAGATCGCGCATTTTGAGGCCGAGGGTGTCGAGGGCGTGGGCGGTGCCCTTGCTCTCGTCCGAGGTGCCGGCCAGGTTCTTGGCGAACTTGGTCATGGCGCCTTCGACGGCGGTCATGTCCTGCCCGACGAGCTTGGCCACGGCGGCGAGGCCGCTCATGTTTTCGATGCTGGCGCCGGTCTTTTCGGCCATGTCCTTGAGGCCGGTAGCAGACGCAACGACGGCGTCGAACTGGTTGATGAGGGCCTGAAAGCTGACGCCCGCGGCGATGCCGGCCATGGCAAACCCGATGGTCTTGATGCTGGTCGCGGCTGCCGATGTGGCGGCCTCGACTTGCGCCATGGCTTGCTGCGTGACTTGCGAAGCCCGGTTCATGTCGTCGTTGAACCGGGCCATGTTGGCTTCGAGGCTGACGACAAGGCTACCCAGATTTGCCATGGTGGGGATCTTCCGTATTGGGTGACACGCCGAAGACGGCGGCTTTGAGCAGGGCGAAGCGATCGGCCGGGCTCATGTCGGGGGTGTCGAGCACGTCGGCGGGCTGCTCGGGCGGGCGCTGGGCATCGATCTCGGCTTTGATGCGCGGCATGAAATCCAGCGGCTTGAGGGGCTCGGCATCGCGGCCGATGTGCACGTTGGCGATGGTGGCGGCGACGATGCCGGCGCGCAGGTCGGCCGGCGCTGCGCCCCAGGGTTCGAGGGTGTAAAACTCGGCCCAGTCCATGAGCTCGGCGTGGGTGACGGTGGCCTTGAGCTCGGCCACCGTGCGGCCGAGTGCGAGGGCTAAGCGGTGGAGGAAGCGGCGACCGGGGTCGCCTGCGATTTTTTTTCAGCACCCCCGATGCGGTTGGCCTCGGCCACTGCGGAGAGGATCGCCTGCACCGGGCCGAAGGCGCCGGCCTTGAGGGCGGGCAGATCGTCGAGAGTGAGCACGGGCTGGCCGTCGTCATCGACGAGCGAGGCGACGGCAAGGCGCTCGAGGAAGGCTTCGCCGCCGCGCTGGGCAACGTCCGAAAAGGTGGTGAACTCGGCTTCGGAGACCTGGCGAATCTTGACGATGCCGATGCCGTCGATGGTCTTTTCGACGGTGGCGGCGGCGATGGCGGCGAGGAACTGGGCGCGATTGAGGGCCATGTTGCGGACTCCGGGTTAGTACGTGAAGCGGACAGTGCCGGTGAGGCGGAGGGTGATCTGGCCAGAGCGGACCTTGTCCACACCGGAATCTTCGGTGAACTTTTTCGCGTAGCCCTGGCAGGCAATGGCCTGGCCGTCGCTGTTCTTGATGCGGTAAACCAGCAGGGTGCCGGCCGTCTTGGCGGCGCGAATGGCGAGCTGGCCGGGGTCGGCGGGCAGCACGGCCTTGAGGTTGAGGTTGAGGTTGCCGAAGTCCTGCAGGCCGAGGCGGAATTCCTTTGCAGTGGAATCCATGTCGGTAACGTCGATTTCGGAGGCCTGGCCGTCGAAACCGCTGTAAGTGTTGAGGCCGCCGACGCTGGTGAAGGTTTTGGGGGTGGCGGTGCCGGCGCTGCCGTAGGTGCTGAAGTTGGTGGAGTCGATCGCGACGGTGAAAGTGGCGCCGGTGGCGGCGGTGACAATGCCAAGCTCACCATTGATTTCGGCCATGCCAACGACGCCCGCGAAGACGACGACATCGCCGACGGCGAGGGTGTTTGTGGCACTGATGACGGCTTTGGTGGCCTTGGTGATACCGGTGATAGTGATGGCCGAACCGGCGCCGGTTTCGACTTGGAACTTGGTGCCCTGGGCGGAGACTGCGGAAGAAGACATGGTGGTGATGCTCCAGTAAAAAGCCCGCACAGGGCGGGCTTGAGGGGTGAGGATGCAGGATGGGGTTAGCGCTTGCCGAGGTCGGAGGCCTCTTGCTCAATGCCGTCGGTGAGCACCTGTTTGATGGTGTCGACGCAGCGCTCTTTGTTGGTGTCGAATGCGGGCCGCAGGAACGGCTGCGCCGCCATTTTGCTGGTGCCGAACTCGACCCAGCGCCAGTAATAAGCGTCGAGCTTGCTGTAAGCCTTGACGCCCTTTGAGCCCGTACCGCCAAACTGGCGGACGTAGATGTTGACCACCTCCTTTCCAGGGCCGCTGTTGCTGTTGCTGCGCGCGGCGGCAATCGCGCGCTTCAGGGTGCCGGGCGGCGGGTGGCCCTTGGCCACGCTGCCGTGATACTGGGGAGCACGGCCCTTGGCGTCGTCCCGCACGAGGCGGCCGGCGGCAATGACGGAGCGGCGCAGGTGCTTGCGAGCGACTCGGGGGCCGAGCTGCTGAAGGGCGTCTTGCAGCTCACGCAGGCCTTTGACGTGCTGGTAGTTGGACATGGCATCAGCTCCAAACGCTGAATTCGACCATCACCCGATACAGCCGGGTGTCCGGGTCGGGCTGGTCGGCCGGGCTGCTGATTGCGTAGTTGCGCGGATCGCCAGCATCGGCGGCGGCTTGCATGGCGGCGGTGACGGCATCGAGGACGGCGTCGGCTTCGGCAGCAGTGGCGGAATAGACATCCACCTGGAGCCGCGTGTTGTTGGCCACCGGGGCACCATCGAGCACGTTGGCGACGTCGGACGAGGCAAACGTGAACACCACGTAGGGCAGCGCCACGCCCTGCGGCGCGCGGGCGCGATGGGCGCCTCCGGAGGCGCAGGGGGTGAGGATCTGGGCAATGCGGCCGGAGAGGGTCACGGCTGGGACTCCTGATCGATGACGCCCTCGGCACACTGCAGCACCACGTATTGATGGCGGTCATCGATGTCGATGACGCCGTGAATGCTGAGGGTGCGGGCGCCGTAGCGGATGCGGTAGCGGGCAGCAGTGCGAGGGTCGGCCAGCTCGGGGCGCCAGCGGACGGTGACTTCGAGGGTGATCTCGGCGTGCACGGCTTGGGCGGCGAGGAGTTCGCGGCCGGTGAGCGGGCCGACCTTGGCGGAGACGGTGGCGAGGTCAGCCCAGGTGGCGAGGATGCCGCCGGCTGCGTCTTGCCCCTGGGTGCGCTGTTGCAGGGTGACGCGGCGGCGGAGCTCGCCCGGGGCGGGCATGGAAAACGCGCTCATAGCATGGGGGCCGTGTAGGGGTCGAGGAGGCTGTCGATCCAGGGCATGGGCGCGAACGTGCCTTTGAGAGCTTCGGCGCTGCCGCGGTGTTCGTACAAATCGGCAATTCGGCAAGCCATCCAGGCCTTGAGGCCCTCGGGGATCTGGCCGGCTGGCTCGGTGCCGATCTGGGTGCCGCCGTAGTGAGTGCCTGTGCCGGCGTCGATGATGTCGATTTCGGTGCCGCTGGGTGTAGCAGCGAGGGTGACGCTGCCATCGGCGGCCACGCTGCGGACGTAATAGTCGGCGTCGGGCTGCAGGGGAGCCGGCAGCGCCCCACCGCTGTTGCTGCAGCGGAGGGCGTCTCCGACCTTCAGCGGGCGCCAGTTGATGAGCTGCACGCGGTTTGTGGAGACGTCTGCACGCAATGCGGCAGCGTAGCCTGCAGCATAGGTGATGCGGACGCTGCCGATCTGCGGCTTGACCATCGCGGGCCACACCTGCCCGAAGGGCGGCGTGATGCGGGGCACCGGGCCGGAGGCTTCGAGCACGTAGCCGGTGACGGGGTCGAGCGTGCGCCAGACGTCGTCCATGCCGAGCCACTCGATGCTGCGCAGCTCGATGAGCGGGGAGCGCTCGATGAGCACGGCATGCGGCGGCACGCCGAACGGGCGGCCCCACGGCACGCCGTAGAGACTGGGGCCGGGAAAGGTGTCGAGTACGAGCTGCCACACGCTGGCCACAATCGCGCGGTGGGTATTTGTGATTGCGAAGGCGTTGGCCGCGGAGAGCAGGCCGCGGAGCTTGACGTCGTCAAAGTCCGCATCTTGCCGAACGTGATGCCGAGCTTCGGCAACATCCATCGGCAGCGCGCCCGGGGGGCTGATGAGCTGGAGAGGCATGGAGTAATCCGGCAAGTAAAAAACCCGGCACGGGGCCGGGTTGTTTGAATGGTTGCCGCGCTTCGGCGGCGCTCGGAACCTGCCGAGTCAGTTTTTCAGATCATTTTCGTGAGGCCGCGAAAATGATCCAGCGGTGCAATCCCCGCGCACGCACGGGGGTTAGATTTACAGCCCGAGTTTCGCCCGCTCCGCCCGCCCCCACTGCCGCACTGCTTCGACAAACTCGCCGAATGCCTGCATTTCCGCCAGCTCATCCGGTGTCGGGGTGTACATACCCACCGCGGCTCCCACCCCGATGCGAGCGAAGAACATTTCGTCATCAATCGAGTAGCGAGCGCGGATCTTTTGCACCATGCGCTCAGAGATCAGTGCGCAGTGGGGGCTCAGGGCCTTCAGCTGCTCACGCAACTCAGGGGTCAGGGTGACGGTTTGCAGCGTAGCGGCCACTTGGGGAAGCTGCGCAGGCAGGGTGACACCATCAGGCACTGAAACGTAAGTCAGGCCGTCAATAGTTCCCAGCTCAGTACAATAGATTTCACCTTC